TGCCGGGATGGTGAGGGAGATGCACTTCATTCAAGTAGAGGTTAAGCAATGAGTGTGGAGGCGATGACCTGGGCGTTCAACGTGCCGCTGCCGCCCTGTCCCAAGAGTGTGCTGGTGGCGCTGGCGAATCGAGCGGATGAGGACGGCTATTGCTGGCCAGGAATCGACGATTTGGAGCGCCGCACCGGGTGGAAACGGCGGGCGATTCAGTTGGCGATTCGTCAGCTCGTGGCCGATCAGCTGGTGACGGTGTCGCCCCGGTATCTGCCCTCGATGCAGCAAAATAGCAACCTGTATCGGCTGGAAATCGGTAGGACGCCACCCACTATATCTTGTGGGGAGGGTGCATCACATGCACCCAGGGGGGTGCACCAGGTGCATGGGGGGGGTGCACCAGATGCACCCCTAGGGGTGCACCACATGCACGGGGAGGGTGCACCACATGCACCCAAATCTTCATCCGAACAGTCAGATGAACAATCATCTGAACAGTCAGGGGTCGCGAAGGCGACACGCCACAATGGGTTGGTCGGTCTTGAGAACTTTGCGATGACCCCGGAGTTGGAAGCCTGGGCCGTGAAGGAACAGATCGAAAATCCTGGTCAGTACGTCGAAGAATTCAAAGACCACTGGCGGACGGTCGAGGGGAAGCGGAAGACTGGGCAAGTCGTGAAGGATTGGCCCGCGGCGTTCCGCAACCGACTGCGGCAGTTGCGGGATTGGGGACGACTTAAAGCCCCGTCTGATTCGCTGGAGGATCGGTTGAAAAAGTGGGCCGCGGAGGAGGTGTCGGTATGACGAAGGGCGAATTCATCACGCAGTTTCATCTGCTGTGCAAGGGATTTCGCTACGAGGCGACGGCTGAGCAGACGGACGCTTGGTATCGCAAGGTGCAGCATCACGCGCTGGAGGATTGGACGGATGCGGTGAGCACGCTGCTCTGCGGTCCGCGCTTTCCGTTGCTCGATCCGGCGATGGCCGCACTCGACAATGCGCGGGAGCATCGCAAGCGGATCGGAATGTGGAAGGAGAAGAAAGAAGCGCAGCGCGTCACCGAAGGGTTGCAGGTTGGTGATGGCACGGCGCTGTCGCCAGAGCTGTTCCTGACGATCAAGGTGTTTTCGTCCCGGATGCAGGTGCGGCGATACTTGATGCAGGTCGCGGCGAATGTGCGCGAGACGCTCACGCCCGCGCAACGGACGCTGGAGTTGCAGCGATTACAGCAAGAAGATGCCCGGCTGACAGCGGAGTATGAGCGGCTCATGCCAATGCTGTCGCAAGCCGAGGCAGATCTGTTCACGGTGCAATACGGAAGAGCTGTGGCCGCATGAAGATCTGTCCGAAGTGTCAGAACGCGAACCTCGCGGATGCGTCGTCTGAGTTGGATGACGACAGTGATGAGGTTGAGTGGTGGAAGTGTTTCGTGTGCGAATGGCGAGGGAGACCGATCATGGGACGGCCAACAGTGACAGAGGAAGCACTCGAAGACGGCGAAGAGACCGGCGAGGCGACGACGAGCATACAGGCTCCCGGCGAGCGGCATTGCCACGCACCAGGGCGCAAGCGTCGCTTCTGCTCGCAGTATCCCGTGCGCGGTGAGGACTACTGCCGGAAGCACCTGGGTATGAAACCTGAGCGCGAGGCCGAACGGCCGGTGCAGACCGTGGTCAGCCGTGATCCGGTGGTCGTTGGTGATCTCGTGCCTGCGACCGATCTCGATCATGCGATTGGGCAGCTGCAAGGCGATCTCGCGGTGCTGGAGCGGGCAAGGGAGATCATGTCGAGACTATCATGCGCAAATTAATTCACGGGTCCTTCCTAACCCTGCTCCTATGCGGGTCAGCGAAGCCGCACTTTTCAGCTAGTGACAGGGGTGGAATCGAGGTTGTCTTAGGTATCAGGTTGACTACGTAGAATATGGAAAACGAGGCTGACAACCAGGGGGGGAAGAAACGGCCGGGGCATCTCACGGCCTATGCGGTTCATGCTGGGATCACGAAGACGGCGGCGGCGAAGCAGTTGCAGCGCGTGGGCATCGACTACATGCAGGCGTTCGACTTCGATGAGGCGGATCGGTTGCGCAAGGCGGCGCGGCATGCAGACCGGGCAAAGTTTTCGAAGCCGATCTATGTGCAGCCTGGAGAAAATCCGCATGGTGATGATGACGATGATGGAGATGTTGACTCGAAAGATCCCGCGCTCGCGAAGAGCCAGGCGAAGAAGGAAGAGTTCCGGGCCAAGCTGGTCGAGCTGGAATATGAAGAGCGTGTCGGGACGCTGGTGAAAAAAAGTGAGGTTGAGAAAGAGGCGTTTCGCGTGGGGCGGTTGGTCCGGGATGCGGTGCTGAATGTGCCATCGCGGTTGGCCGGCATTCTGGCGGCCGAGAGTGATCAGCGGAAGGTGCATGATCTGCTGGAAAAAGAACTGCGGCAGGCGTTAGAGGCCTTGGCGATTGACGATGAGGGTGACGACAAGAAAGATCCTGAGGCGTGATGAGACTGATGAGCTTTTCGTTGACGACGGAGCAGATGCGGCGGCGGGAAAAGACGGTCACGCGCCGGCTTGGCTGGGATTCGCTTTTGCCCGGTCAGTTGCTCTGCGCAGTCGAGAAGGGTATGGGGTTGAAGAAGGGCGAGGCGGTCAAGCGGATCGGCGTCGTGCGGGTGGCGAGTGTGACGAAAGAGCCGCTGACGAAGCTGCTCTATGACGACGCCTACGGCCGCGCGGAAGTGATCAAGGAAGGCTTTCCGGACATGACCCCGCTGGCGTTCGTCGAGATGTTTTGCCAGCACAACAAAATTGATCGAGCGCGGCGCGTGAACCGGATCGAATTGGAGCATGTGGAGTCATGAGCGCGACTCGACCTGATGCAGAAGATCATGACGCACTCCGAATTCTTCTCCAGCGGGAGGATCTGAGCGACTACAACGCGGAATTTGTTGAGTCGTTGAAACAGTGGCGCGGCCCATGGACGGAAAAGCAACTGAGGCATTTCGATCAGCTGTGCCTTGATTATTTTGGAGCCTGTTGATGAGCACGCTTACCTCGATCGAGTGGACGGATGCGGTTTGGAATCCCGTCACGGGCTGCACGAAGGTGTCTGAGGGCTGCCGGCACTGTTACGCCGAAGCCGTCGCGCATCGGTTCTGGGGTGCGCGGAACTTTACCGACGTGCAGTGTCACGTGGATCGGTTGGAGCAGCCGCTCCACTGGAAGAAGCCGCGCCGGATCTTCGTGAACTCGATGAGCGATCTGTTTCATGAGGATGTGCCGGATGAATTCATTCATCAGGTGTTTGCCGTCATGGCGCTCTGCTCGCAGCACACGTTTCAGATTCTCACGAAGCGGCCTGAACGGATGCAGGCCCTCATGTGTGATGAGCAAGATAAGTTCTTTTGGGCCCTCGTCGAGGGTAATGCGCAGCGGATGTATTCACAGTTGAACCCGACCGTCGATCATGATGCGATCAGCACGGGCCTTGCGGTTCATAGTCCGCTTCCGAACGTCTGGCTCGGCGTCTCAGTCGAGGATCAGAAGACGGCCGATGAGCGGATCCCGATCCTGCTGCAAACGCCGGCCGCGGTGCAATGGGTGTCGGTAGAGCCGTTGCTGGGGCCGGTGGATCTTAGTCTCTACCTCTCATACATCGGACAAGTCTTGAGCCATGGTGGTCTGGATTGGGTCGTTGTCGGCGGCGAGAGCGGACTGGGAGCGCGGCCCTGTGACGTGGCGTGGATTCGGTCGATCGTGGGGCAGTGTTCAGCTGCGGGTGTGCCCTGCTTTGTGAAGCAGCTGGGGAGTCGGCCGATCTATCGGGGTCGTCCACCGTTCAATGGGGCGAACGTACTACACAGTAATGGCGAGAAGTTGAAGGACAAGAAGGGCGGCGACATGGCCGAGTTTCCATCGGATCTGCGCGTCCGGGAGTGGCCGCGATGAGTGCAGACGACTGCAGAGAGGGCTATCTGTGACCGCTGTAGCCCTCGCTGACTCCCGTTGCTACACCTCGGCGTTTCGGGGTGGGCTGCGGCCGGATCCGGCGCTGACGCTCGATGCGTGGGCGGATGAGTTTGTGCAGCTGCCGGATCTGGTGTCGGAGAAGGGGCGGTGGCGCACGTCGCGCACCCCGTTTCTCAAAGAGATCATGGAATGTCTCAGCCCGAGCCATCCCTGCCACAAGGTCGTGTTCATGAAGCCCGTCCAGGTGGGCGGCACGCAGGTCGGGGTGAATTGGCTCGGCTTCATCATCGCCCGCTCGTTGGGCTCGATCCTGCTCTATGAGCCCACGGTCGATGTCGCGAAGAAACTCTCGAAGCAGAAAGTCCAGCCCATGCTGGACGTCACGCCGTGTCTGCGCGGAAAAGTGAGAGAAGCCCGCGCGCGCGACAGTGGCAATACGGTGCTCAGCAAAGAGTACATGGGCGGCATGGCGGTGTTCTCCGGCGCGAACAGCGGCGTCGGGCTCCGGTTCATGAGCTGTGAAAATATCATGATCGATGAAGTCGACGCCTATCCGGCCGATGTCGACGGAGAAGGCCATCCCTGCGATATCATCGAAAAACGCGCGGCGACGTTTCCCCGCTACAAGATTTATGAACTCTCAACGCCGCTGGAGGCCGACACCAGCCGCATCGAGCCGGATTATCTCAAGGGTAGCCGCGGGCGCTACCATGTGCCCTGCCCGTTCTGCGGGCACCTCCAGCATTTGCAGCTCGGCCAGCTCGTGTACACGTTTGACGGGATCAAGCGCCCCGACCTGGCGGCGTATCGCTGTGCGGGCTGTGCGGTGTTGATCCCTGAGCGGTATAAGCCCTGGATGATGGATCTGGAGCGGGCCAGATGGATTCATGAGGATCCCGATAACTGGAAGGTCCGGTCGTTTCATTTGAATCTGCTCTATCAGCCCTACGGCTGGGCCTATCCCTGGGCCCGCATTGCCGAAGAGCGGATCGATGCGCTGGAGCGAATCAAGACGGGCGATCCGCGCCCGCTCAAAGTGTTCACGAATACGATCCTGGCGGAGACCTGGGAAGAAAAAGGCGAGAAGGTCGATCAGAGCGAGCTCTATCAGCGCCGGGAGACCTATGAGGCGGTCTGTCCCGAAGGCGTGCTCGTGCTGACGGCGGCGATCGACGTGCAGGACAACCGGCTGGAAGTGGAAGTCTGCGGGTGGGGTGTCGATGAGGAATCATGGAGCATCGAGTATCGGGTGTTCCCCGGCAGCCCGGCGCATCCGACCGTCTGGAAAGATGTCACCGACTGGCTGTTCCGTCCCCGCCCGCACGCCTATGGGATGGCGCTCCGGGTGGAATGTGTCGTCGTTGATACGGGCGGGCACCATACGAAAGAAGCCTACTGGTTCGTGCGGAAATATCGCGGGCGGTGCTATGCGCTCAAGGGGAGCAATCAGCAAGGGGCTCCGCTGGTGCCGCCGCGTCCGACCAAGCCGCGAGGGGCGACGGTGCATCTCTATCACGTTGGCACGGTGGCGGCGAAGGATACGATTTTCCCACGGCTCAAGCTGGTCGATCCCGGTCCTGGCTACATGCACTTCCCCGACACGCCAGCCTATGACGCCGAGTATTTTGAGCAGCTCGCCGCGGAAGAAAAACGGTCGAAGTACGATCGGGGCGTGCTCACTGGCTATTTCTACAAAAAGACCCGGGCGCGGAACGAAGCGCTCGATTTGAAAGTCTACAACCTCGCGGCGATCTGCCTGCTGAATCCGAACTGGGAGAAGCTCGCGGCGAAGATGCAGCCGCCCGCGCAGGTGGAAATTCAGACGGAGGAGGCGGAGCAGGAGCCGGTCCGCCCATGGGTGCCGCGCCAGCCGGTGGCGGCGGTGGCGAGCAATGTCCCAGCTCCGGCGGCTGTGGCAGCCAGACCTGTGCGGCGTTCGAATTGGATGAATCGGCGGTGACGTGGAACGAGCGGAAGCCCGGCTGGGTCGGGCGCGAGCCTCAGCGGGCGCATCCGCTTCCGCCGGCTACGGCGCCGGATCCCGCTGTGGTGCCGGCGGTGGTGATCGTGCCGGTATTGCCGATGTTCAGCCCGGCAGCGGTGGCGGCGCTGTTGAAAGTCTACCGCTCGACGGTGCAGTATTGGCTGGAGAATGGCAAGCTGGAGAGTCTGGAAGATAACATAGGTGCGCGGTACGTGTTGCGGGATGAGCTGGTGCGGTTCGTGCGGGACTATCTCAAGCGAGGGGTGCAATGAGTTTGCAGTGGACGACCGACAGGCCGACGAAGCCGGGGTGGTATTGATTTAAAGGAATTTGGCATGATCCTGCTCGTATGCCGAATTCAGAACCGATAAATGTTCCGCTAACGATGATCAGGTTTGGCGAAGATGGCGGATATAGGTATATTACTCATCTGGACGACCCCGATGAATCGTACAGTGATATAGAAAACTATGACGGCAAATGGGCTGGACCGCTGGAGCCGCCGGTATGATTGTTAACCCTGTTCGATATTGGACGATTGATGAACTGAAAGAGTTAAAGGCTGCTCTTGACGCAAGTGACGGCGGCCGCCTGGCGGTGCTCTATCGTGGGCACTTGGGAAGATTTGTAGGGCTTCCAGTATTTACAGTTCTCTCTGAAGATCTGATCACTGTCGATGGATTGGATTTTGAATTGATGGAGCCGCCGGTATGATTCAGCAGAGACCCACGTCGGTCACGGTGGTCTATCTTGATGCGGCTCGCGACTACGCTGAAGCCGAAGTTACGGAGTGTATAGATACCCCGTCGATGATTCCCTACAGTGAATCGGTGGGTGTGCGAGTGGAATGTGAAGGCTGTACCGATGAAGGGGCTGCTCGACGATACGCGAGATTTCTGCTGATGAACCCGGCGGTCGTTGTGGAATATGAGCCGCCGGTATGAAATCGTACGGCAAAACAGGCTATCGGGAACGATTGGTTGAAACGGGGTCAAAGAAACCATGAATAACAAGCTCATTCAGCGCGGCAATATCGGCACCGAAATCAAGCTCCACGACCTCCGGTTCTGTCGCGAATCCCATCAGGTCACGGTTCCAACCGTAATCCGTGTGAAGGTTCACGATCTTGCGGACTCCGTGCGTCAGGAGAGCCTTGGCTTTGATGATTTCGAAGTCGTAGCCCACGCCGTTCCGGTTGAGCCGCTTTATCAAGCCGTTCAGTGCTTCTGTGGTCGCATTGGTGTGCGGGAAATCGAAGTAGGCGAACATGCATTCACGCCAGTTCTTCGTCGCGGTCAAGAGCTTCGCGAACACGCGCTGGAGGCTGGGGGACAGGCTTGCTCGCCACAGATCGTAACGGGCCTCGGCGTCCTTGCGGTCCCGTGCATCGTAGATGTCGTAGAAGTCCTCTTTGGCGGCGTAAGCATCGGCCAGAACGGGCCAGTTCTGGAGAAGGGCATCCATGCGCAGGCGGGTGAAGTTTCCGATCTGATGGCTGTGCCTGCGGAAGATGCGATTGGCCTTTCGCAACCGCTTAGCGTCTCCGACGTGCTTGCAAGACCGGGCCAGATCCACACGCAGCCGGTCAAGGGCTTCGTCGGCCATGCGCACGACATGGAACTTATCCACGACGACCGGCACGTCTCTCAGAGCTCCCCTGACCGCTTGGAGGTATGGAGCCCACATGTCGATGGTCACGACCTCGATCTGCGCCTTAAACGGCAAGGCGTGGATGGCATGGAAGACCGACTGCCAGCGTCTTGTTGGCAGGATGTCTATGATTGTGCCTTCCTGGATATTGCAGAGGGTGGCTCGCAGTTCTCCGGCGAGCATGGCTTCGTCTATACCCAGGACCCGCAGAGGGGCGGGAATGATCGCCGCCAATCGTTGTTCCAAGGCCTTGGTGAAGATCGTTCGGACGGTCTTGGGATCCAGCCTGACCAATCGACCAACTTCAGCGAACGTCAGGCGGGCCGCCAATTCCTGGATGTGCGTTGCCAGCCTGGCGGTGGCTTTCCTGTCCTCCAAGATGCCGGGCATTTCCTGCACGAACGTTTTTCCGCACTCCCGGCAGCGATAACGTTGCAGCAGGACTTCGATCGTGACGGCTCGATCAAACTTGGGCAGGTCTCGGCACAGCCGCTGGCGAATCCCGAAATAGTACGGGTTGGGAGTTTTGCAGACCGGGCAGGCGTCTCGTTGGGCAATGGGCGACGCTTGGATGCGATAAGCCCGGCGATGCTTTGTTGTAGTGCGTGTTTCCCAGCCGTCAAGATCGAGGAAGTCCATAGGCATGATGTTAATCGGTTGATGGAGGTGAAATCTTGAGCACGGATGAACTGACGAAAGCACAATTTGAGCAAGTAATTGAAGGATTTCTGGAACATTTCTCGGGGGATCTTGTTCCCACTGAGATCCTCAAGCATGTGGTACGCCATGATGCCGCTATCCGGACCCGCTGTGAGAAGGCTGAGCGGGGGCAGGACCAGATAGATCTGTATCGAGACGAATTTATGCGAATAAAAGCTCTCAATGTTAATGGAGAAGTCAACGGCATTTGTGATCGCGCTGTCAAGGATATTGAGCGGAGAGTTTCAGTTATATCCGAGCTGGAATCAACTCTTGAGCTGCTTGCCAAGGCAAATCAGAGCTATGAGGACATTCGACTTAATAGGGATAACGTCATCACTCAAGCTATTGCTCGGGAATCTCTGCTTATCCGAAAACTGCATGAAAAAGACAGACAGTTAGGGTTGCTAGAGCAGCAATTGTGCAATTTTCAGGAGGAGATAGACAGTTTGAGAGGTGACGCAAGACGCTACCGATGGCTGTGTGACGATCATAGCTCTGCACAAGTGAGAGAGAAGCGGAAGGATTTGCTGAAGGGGATGAGCGTCATGAGCTATAGCGCCATAAGTACAGATATAGATGCCGCCATTGAGATGCTCGAAGGACTTCAAAAGGCGAGGAATTGTCCGAAGTGTGGTTCTTCTGGTCGTCACCTGCACCCTGCGATGCAGCATGAGGGTGAAGTACAGATTTGTCGAGATAGTTGGCATGCCGAGGGGCATGTTTCAACCAACCAATCCGGTTCCTAGGAGAGAGCCGAAATGAGGGGGTTTCAACCAAATGATCCTGAAAGCCGCAAAACACTGAGTGAGAAAACGGTGGATTGCATGTGCCTCTGCGCGTTGCCGATCATGGGCCGTGCCGAGATGCTGGCCCGGCTTGAGCAGAAATGGTCGCTGAAAGCCGTGTATGCAACGATCGAAAATCACGGCCGATTATTCGAATGGGGCACCTCGTCACGACACGCTTGGCTGACGCCTGAGGGAGAGCTGGCGCTGATGGAAGCTCTTGCGCCCGACTGTACTCCAGTACAGTGAACCTACTTCCCATTGTGGTGCGGTTCTGTTATTTCCCTCCCAACATTATGAAATTACCGTACTGGGTTGAAGAGGAAGTGAAGATGCTGCCGGTCGAATTCACCGGGCGAATCGTCTTGGAGTGCTATCGCGGCGGGGTCACGCGCGTCGAGACCAACACTAGCCGCCAGGCACCAAAGCCCGTGGAATCGGTCCGGCATGCGCTCAGCGCGTAAATAGTCGTCTCGGCCATTTCTGGCACCACCGGAACGCCGTCTTGAGGGGAGTCATTCCCTTGGGGCGGCGTTTTTTTGTTTGCGCGAAGGGGAACGATGGCGGAACCGACAGTCGCAGAGATGCTCACCAACGTGCGGACGGCGATCAACAACGCCATCCTAAATGGCGGAGTCACGCGCTGGTCCATTAACGGCCGGGAGCAGGAAGTTGACCTGAATTTTCTGCAAACCGTCGAAACGAACCTGATCGCCCGGCAGGCTTCCAGCCGCTCGACCGGCTCATTGCGCAGTTATGTGTCATTCGGAGGGCGCCCGTCGTGATGCGCGAGGTCCCACGGGTCGCCCTCACACGCCTGGAAAAGGCCGGAGCCTATGTCGATGCGGCGCTCAGTATTGTGGCGCCGGGATGGGCCCTGAATCGGCTCAAGGCCCGTGCCGCCACGAAGATGCTCAGTTCCTATCGCGGGGCCGAGAAGAATCGCCTGCGGGGCGATTGGAAGGCTCTCAACGGATCCGCCGACGCCGATCTCCTTGGCGATTTGCCTACCTTACGACAACGCTCCCGGGATCTGAATCGGAACGATGCGCATGCGAGCGCCATCACCGGCACCGTCGTCGCGAATGTCGTCGGCACCGGGCTCCGGCCGCAAAGCCGTCCTGATGCCGACGCGCTCGCGATCGAATCGAAAAACGTCGAGACCTTCTCGCGCCTGGCGGAACGGGCCTGGCGTCGCTGGTGCCCGACCGCTGACAGCCAGAACCGCATGGACTTCTATGAAATCCAAGCGCTGGTGAAGCGGCAGATTCTGGAAAACGGCGAAGTGTTCATTCTGCCACTGATGATCAAGGACGAACCGGGCCGGCGCTATTCCCTGGCGCTCGAAGTGATCGAGGCGGATCGCGTCAGCACGCCGCTCGGTATGGCGTCGAATCCAAATATCCGCGACGGCATTGAGCTTGGATCTCGTGGTGAGCCGATCGCCTATCACATTCGGAAGCGCCATCCGGGCGACGTCATCCTGGGACAAGCCGGAGTAGCCGATCGAAACGAATGGGTGCGCTATCCGGCAGTCAATAAGGCCGGACGGAAGAACGTCTTGCATCTCTATGCGGTGAAGCGCCCGGGGCAGACCCGTGGCGAGCCATTTTTTGCGCCGGTGCTCTCTGCGTTCAAGGATTTGGGCGATTTCATGGAAGCCGAGATCGTTGCGGCGCGGGTCGCGGCCTGTTTCGTAGCCTTTGTTACCAAATCCGATACCAATGCAGCCTTTGATGGAACAGCGACAGACGCCGCCGGGAATCGCATCGAAAGTTTGGAGCCGGGGATGGTGCAGTACCTCGGCACAGGCGAAACGGTCGATTTCGGCGATCCGAAGCGCCCCAGCGGCACGTTTGAGCCGTTTGTGTTGGCCGTCCTGCGGAGTATCGGGGCGTCGCTCGGCTTGCCGCTCGAATTGGTCCTTAAGGATTTTTCCCGCACGAATTATAGCAGTGTCCGGGCCGCCCTCTTGGAGGCTCGACGGTTTTTCCGCGCCGATCAGACCTGGCTCGCGGCCCGACTCTGTCAGCCCTGCTGGGAGTGGGTGCTGGAAGAAGCGTGGCTGCGCGAGGATCTGCCGGCCGTCGATCTGTTCGGCGAGTCGCGGGAAGACTGGATGCGGGTCAGTTGGATTGCGCCAGGCTGGGGCTGGGTGGATCCCGTCAAAGAAGTGGAGTCATCGAAGCAAGCGATCGAGGCAAATCTCTCGACCTTGGCTGACGAGTGCGCGGCGCAGGGCCGTGATTGGGAAGACGTGCTGACGCAGAAGAAACGGGAGCAGGACCGGCGCAACGAGCTGGGGCTGGCTGAGCCGATCCCGCCGCCGTCCGGGCCTGGCCGTCCGAGCCAGCCAGCCGTCGATGATCCGGAGGACGAACCGGCGGTGCCGTCGTCGCAGAAACCGGCCGAAGAATACGCGGGGGTGCGCTGATGAACGATGTGGTGAGTGTGGTCGATCGGGCGCTTGATTTAGGGCTCGCCGGAGAGGAGCGCTGGTTCCGTGCAGACGTCTGCAGAGGGATCGAATTGCGCGACGGCAAGCCGCAGATCGATCGCGAGGCGGGCATCATTCACGGCTATGCCGTCATCACGAAGGGCCCCGCGCTCGGTCATAACATGACCATCGATGACACAACCTTGGCGCAGGTCGTCGCACTGGGGAACCGGGCCAAGCTCGGCATCAAGTCGCGGTTCGATCATCCGAACGCCTCCAATACCTCGATGGGCACGTTTATCGGTCGCACAAAGAATTTCCGGCGTGCTGGGGATCGTGTGCTCGCGGATCTGCATCTGAGTGAGGCGGCGAAAGATGCGCCTCAGGGCGATCTGCATACCTATGTCATGGGATTGGCCGAGCACGATCCGCAGGCCTTTGGCGCGTCGATCGTCTTTGAGGGGAAATCCGAATTCGTCTTGAACGAGGATGGGACACGCGCTACCGACGAGCAGGGCAAGCCGCTGCCGGCACTCGCCCGTGTGGAACGTCTGCTGGCGTCGGATGTGGTCGATGAGCCCGCTGCCAATCCGGGCGGGTTGTTCTCGGCTGAGCAGTCGCTGGCATCGAAACTCACGGCATTTTTAACCCGCTGGGCTCAGCACGATTTGCTGCCTCAGCTTTCGGCCATGGTGGCCACGCACAAGGAGGATGCAATGTCAGATCAGAAAGAGCCGATCACCGGGGCCCAGTTGGACGCGGCCCGCGCAGAAGGAAAATCAGAGGGCATTGCTGCCGAACGGGGGCGGGTGGCGTCGATCAATCGGGCGTTCGCATCTGTCTGGGGCGAGCAGCCCCCGGCCAGCGAGACGAAGGTGCGCGACGGATTGGTGGAGCTGGGCACCAGCGCGGCCGATGCTGAAACGGCGTTTAAGACGCGCAAGCTCATGCAGCTCACCGAGGCGGCTCCGGCCAGCGCGGGTGGCGGGCATGATCAGGCCGCAGAGACACCGAAGACCGATCTCTCGAAATTGCCGCTGGAAGACCGGTGCAAGGCCGAGTGGGAGACCAATGTCAATGGCGTGCGCGAGGAGTTTGGCGCGCTCAGCACCTATGTCGCGTTCATGCAGGCGGAGGCGAAGGGGCAGGTTAAGATTCTGAAGAAATAACGCCGGTCCGGCGAGCGGACTAGGGTTGACACGACACACGGATTACGAGGGAGGACGACATCATGGCGACATTGGCAGCAGACGCACCTCGGGCGGTGCAATTGGGCGATCAAAACGATATTCCGGTCATTGCCTCGGACATCATCTACGAAGGGGCGGCTGTCGGCGTGGTGCCGGCGTCCGGGCATGCGCGGCCGCTGGTCGCCGGCGATCGGTTCGCCGGCTTCGCGATGGCGCGGTGCGACAACGCCACCGGGGCCGCTGCGGCCAAGCTGGTGAAGGTGTTGCAGGCCGGGAAGGTGCAGCTCGCCGTCGCCGGCGCGGTGATCACCGACCTGGGCCAGCCGGTCTATGCGACCGACGACGACACCTTCGTCTTCAATCCGGCCGGCGGGGTGTTCATCGGGTTCGTGCAGCGGTTTGTGTCGGCGGGCATCGTTATCGTCGATATCGATGCGCTGAGCTACCGCGATCCCTGGGGCCATAAGACCGTGCGGGAAACCCTCACCGGCATCAAGACCTTCGACGCGCAGGATTGTGGCAAGCTCTTCTGCGTCACCGAAGCAGGCGATGCGGATGCGCTCACACTCCCGGCGATTGCCGACGGGTTGAGCGGCATTACCATCCTGGCGGTCGGCGCCTTCGGCAGCACGGCGGTCGTGCTGGATCCCGGCGCGGCGGACATGATTCTCGCGCCGGATGTGGCGGGCGTGGATAACACGAATTTGACCTTGACGAAGGCCACGCAACAGCGCGGGGACTTCATCACGCTGATCGCCGGCGACACCGACGGCTATATGGTCACCGAGATGCGGGGCATCTGGGCCTAATAAGCCGGAACCGCGAGACGGGACACCTTGACGATTTGAACGAAGAAGGAGGACGCAATTATGGGCGCATCAGGACTCGGGAGCCGGTCGATCATCGGCACCTTCTACGAAACTCTGGAGCAGTCGGTCGGGCAGAGCTGGACGCCGGGCGTGGCCATGGAGTTCAGCTCCGATCAGGAAAGCGAAACGTATAAATGGTTGGGGCAGTCGCCGGCCGTCCGTGAATGGGTCGGTGGGCGTCTCGCCAAAGGGTTGCGCGAAAACGGCTTGACCATCACCAACAAGACCTTCGAGGCCACGCTCAAAGTGTTGGTTGACGAAATTCGCCGCGACAAGACTGCGCAGGTCATGCTGCGCATCAAGGAGTTGGCCGATCGGGTGGCGGCCCATCCGGCCGCCTTGCTCTCGACGCTGATCAATAATGGCGGCGCGGAGACCAACGGCCTCGCCTACGACGGGCAGTACTTCTTCGATACCGATCACGTCGATGGGGCCAGTGGCACGCTGAAGAACGACCTGGCCGCCGGCGACTATGCCGTGCTCAATGTCGGTACGCCGACAGCGCCGACGTCCGATGAAATGGCGAACGCCATCATGGCCGTCATTCAGCATTTCTACAGCCTGAAGGACGACCAGGGCGAGCCGATCAACGAACTGGCCCGTCAGTTCCTCGTGATGACGCCGGTCAATATGTGGGGCGCGGCCCAAACCGCCGTCAGCGCCAATATTCTCAACACCGGCACGGGCAGCCGGGACAATCCCCTGCTCAAGATGGGCGTGAATTTGAGTGTCGCGGCGAACCCGCGGCTCACCGCCACGGACAAGTTCTGTGTGTTCCGGACCGACGGACGCACCAAGCCCTTCATTCACCAGACCGAAGAGGGTGTGTCGATCAGCGCGATCGCCGAAGGGTCGGAGCACGAGTTCAAGAATAACGAACACCTCTACGGAGTGAAAGTGATCCGGAACGTCGGGTATGGCATCTGGCAGCACGCCATGCGGGCCACGCTCAGCTAAGCATCGAGGTCTTGAGACCGTTCCGGGCGCCCGTAGGGGCGTCCGGCCTTCGGGTGGTGGGCTGGAGGCGTGAGGGTGTCATGGTGAAGAAGCGAAAGCTGAATGCGAGTGCGGTCATGGCGATGCCCGTGGCGGATCTTGCCGGATCGGTGGTGGAGAATCCACGGGTCGAGAGTCCGGCTGGCGCGGTCGTGTTGCTGGTCGATCGGCTCGATGCCCATCGTCAGCGGTGCCTGGCGGGCACGGTGATTAGCCCGAACGTCGAGGGCTGGCCGGCGCATCGGGTGCAGCTGCATGTGCAGCATGGCTATGCCCAGCAACAGGAGACGGTCTAAATGTCTTCCGCCTCCGTCATGC